CAATTGGCGGCGCGGGCGAGCTGGGACTTCGAGCAGCTTCGCAACGAGTTCCAGGCGCTCGGGTCTGCCGATTTCGATCTCGGCCTGATCGGTTTTGAACCGGATCGGCTCGACGACATCCTGGCCGGCTTGGGATCGAGCGGTCTGATGGATCCGGATAGCGTCCCGGAGGTCCCCGAGCAACCGGTCACTGCGCCCGGCGACCTATGGCTGTTGGGCGAGAACCGGGTTCTCTGCGGCGACAGCACCATCGCGGCGAATGTCGCGCGAGTGTTAGCCGGAGCCGAGCCTCACCTGATGATCACCGATCCTCCTTACGGGGTCAGCTATGAACCGAGCTGGCGGGCTCGCCGCAACCTTAGCCGGGGCAGGCTCGCGCGGGGCACGGTGCTCAATGACGATCGCGCGGACTGGCAGGAAGCCTATGCGCTGTTCCCCGGGGATACCGCCTATATTTGGTTCGGGGCGTTGCACGGCGACATCGTCGCCGCCGGCCTCGCTGCTTGCGGGTTCCAGCTTCGCGCGCAAATCGTGTGGGCCAAGCAGCACTTCACCTTGGGCCGTGGCGACTACCATTGGCAGCACGAAACCTGTTGGTACGCGGTGCGCGATGGTAAGACGAGCCACTGGCAAGGCGACCGTACGCAGACCACGGTCTGGGAAATTCCAAGCAACAATCCTTTTGGCAACCGACAACGCGAGCAGAGCTGGGGGCACGGCGCCCAGAAACCAGTCGAATGCATGCGCCGCCCGACGGTCAACAACAGCCGGCCCGGCCAGGCTATCTATGACCCGTTTCTCGGTTCGGGTACCAGTCTGATCGCTGCCGAAATGAGCGGCCGGGTCTGCCTTGGCATTGAGCTAAGTCCTAGCTACACCGATGTCATCGTGCGGCGCTGGCAGCTCTTCGCAGGGCGCAGCGCAACGCATCAAGCCTCGGGTCAGTCGTTCGACGAACTCGCCGCCGTGCGGCACCACGATCAATCAGGAGCTGCAGGTGGCGAGAACAGCCTTTGTCGTGAATGATGCGCTGCGCGAGAAGGTGCGTTACCTGGCTGGTCTCGGTGTCCGTCAGGACGACATCGCCCGGATCATCGGCTGCGCCTCGAAAACGCTGCGCAAGCGCTTTCGTGATGAGCTCGATCGCGGCGTGGCGGAGGCCAATGCGACGATCTCCGGCTCTTTGTTTGGTGCAGCTAAGGGCGGCAATGTTACGGCGCAGATCTTCTGGCTGAAGACGCGGGCGCATTGGCGCGAGCGGATTGTGGCAGACGACCCAATTCCGAACGCCGTCGCTGAATCGAGTACGGAGGTGGTCCTCGTTCTGCCCGATAACGGCCGCGATCCCGAGCTGACGCAGGTGCTGCGAGACGCACAAGAGAAATACTTCGCCGGGAAACGCTAGCGGCGGCAGCTCTCGGCATAAGGCACCTAATCTGATGCGCAAGACCGAGATCATCCGGCCGGAAGGGAGGACCCGTGCAGACCGATCGTACTGCGAGAGCTCTGACCGGTAACGGGCACGACCCGCTTCTCGGCAGCGCCAGACGGACCGCCACGACGCGCAGCGTGTAACCGATGTTCCCATTGCCATGGGCAACGATTTCGGCGCAGCCAGGACCTCAGACGGAGTTTCTGCAAACCGCTGCTGACATTTGCATATACGGCGGCGCCGCGGGCGGCGGGAAGACGGTCGGCCTGATCCTGGAGCCGCTGCGCCACGTCGCCCGGGTCACAAACTTTGCCGCGGTATTCTTCCGGCGCACCACACCCCAGATCACCAATCCCGGCGGGTTATGGGACGAGAGCCAAAACTTCTATCCGCGGCTCGGTGGCACCCCGCACCTGCGCGCGCAAGAATGGCGCTGGCCACGCGGTGGCAAGATCAAGTTTTCGCATCTCCAGCTCGCCTCCTCGGTGTACGACTGGCAGGGCGCTCAGATCACTTTGATCTGTTTTGACGAGCTGACCCATTTCACCGCGCATCAATTCCATTACATGGTCAGCCGCAACCGCTCGACATGCGGTGTGCGGCCGTACATTCGGGCGACCTGCAACCCCGACGCCGACAGCTGGGTCGCCGAGTTCCTGGCCTGGTGGATCGATCCGGAGACCGGGTTCCCGATCCCCGAACGGGCAGGCGTGCTGCGCTATTACATCCGCGACGCGGGAGAGATCGTTTGGGCCGATCGGCCGGAGGACCTGAGGCAGCACCTACCTGCGCGGGAGGATCTTCCGCCAGGTGTCGACCCGCCACGGCCGATCAGCGTCACCTTCATCCCGGCCTCGGTGTTCGACAACCCGGCTCTGCTGCAGGTCAACCCGGAATATCTCGCTTGGCTGCTGTCATTGCCGCTGCTCGAGAGCGAGCGGCTGCTGGGCGGCAATTGGAAGATCCGGCCGGCCGCCGGTCTCTATTTCAAGCGGGAATGGTGTGCCATCGTGGACGAAGCGCCGGCCGATCTCGATGTCGTCCGCTATTGGGATCTCGCAGCCACCGAGAAGACCGAGCTCAACGATCCGGATTGGACGGTCGGCATCAAACTCGGCCGCGACAACAACGGCGGCTATTGGCTTCTGGATATGCTGCGTGCGCGAGCGAACCCCGGCGACGTCGAGAAGCTGCTGCTGAATACCGCGGCGCGGGACGGCAAGCGCGTCTCCATCGGGTTCGGCCAGGATCCGGGACAGGCCGGCAAGAGCCAGGCGCTGCATCTGGTACGTGCGCTCAGTGCTTTCTCCGTAACGCCGGCAACAGAGAGCGGCGATAAGCTGACAAGGTTCGGACCGTTCAGTTCGCAATGCCGCGCCGGCAATGTGAAGATCCGGCGCGGCTCCTGGAACGAGGACCTGTTCCGGGTCCTCGAAGGGTTCCCCGATCTCGCCCATGACGACGAGGTCGACGCCTGCAGCGGGGCCTTGGAAATGCTCAACCCCGACATAAAGAGCTGGGGCTTCCTTCAACTCGTTCGCCGAGAGGACGAACAGCTCCGGGCCGAGCGCAAAGCGCGGGAGGAGGCAGCTCAACCGGCCCAACCCACATGGGCTCCCGGCTCCATGGAGTGGCAAGCCGAGCAAGAAAAATTGAAAGCTGAGCGGGAAAAATTGACGGACGGTGAGAGCTGAGGCTTATCCGCAAAGTGTCCGGGTCGCCCCGCAATGCAGCAGGGCCTGTTGACCGAGTTAGTTCACTGACGGTCTCTGCGGCAACTTTCCGTACGGTGCCGGCGGATGTTGTCGGGTACGCGCGTCTCGCGGCGAGGCAAAGGAAGCGCGGTCACCGCTGCGCCGTTTGCCAGTTCGCTGCCACGTACGCCGGCACATTCGCTGCCGGCAGAAGCGCACGCCCGCGCACGTGGTCAGCACCTTTTTCGCCGATCATGATGGTGGGCGCATTCAGGTTGCCGGTCGTGATCGTCGGCATGATCGAGGAATCGATCACTCGCAGCCCTTCTAACCCGATCACGCGACACGCCGGATCGACCACCGCCTGCGGATCGTCCGCCCGCCCCATCCGGCAGGTACCGCATGGATGATAGGCGCTCTCGACTTTTTCGCGCACGAAGGCGTCGATCTCGGCATCTGTCCGCACCGCATCACCCGGCTGGATCTCCCGCCCGCGGTAGCGGTCGAAGGCGGGTTGCGCGAAGATCTCGCGAGTCAGTCGCACCGCTGCGCGCATCGCGGTCCAGTCGTCCGGATGGCTCATGTAGTTGAAGCGGATGCGCGGAGTCTCTGCCGGGTCGGCCGAAGCGAGCCGCACCCAGCCGCGGCTTTGCGAGCGCATCGGCCCGATATGTGCCTGAAACCCGTGGCCCGGTGCTAGCGACTTGCCGTCATAGGTCACTGCGAGCGGCAGGAAGTGGTACTGCAAATCCGGATAGTGCACGCCGGCGCGGCTGCGCACGAAGCCGCCGGTCTCGAAATGGTTGGTGGCACCCGGCCCGTCATGGCGCAGCAGCCAGCGCATGCCGATCCACGCCTTCGCCAGCGGGCTCATCGCGGAATAGAGCGTGATCGGCTCGCGACACTCCACCTGGAAATAGAATTCCAGATGGTCCTGCAAGTTCTCGCCCACGCCTCGCAGCTCCTGCACCACCTCGATGCCGAGCGCGCGCAGCTCCCCGGCCGGCCCGACCCCAGACAGCTTCAGAAGCTGCGGGCTATTGACCGGCCCGCCCGCCAGGATCACCTCGCGCGCCGCGTACGCTTTGCGCTCCTCGCCGCCCCGGCGAT